TTCAGCAGACCAACCAACTGCGTCCAAAATCGACATAAGTGGATCAATGAAAGTCTTATCGAATTGCTTTTCATAATCAACATATTTGTGCAATCCCAAATCTTTTGGTAGATAATCTGGAAATGATATCACATTTTCTTTAATTGGATTTGGTTGTTTCATATAACAAAACTTGATCTTGTCGCCATTTTGAATAAGCGCGTGGGTTTTGTCAAGAGACTTATCTTTCACGATATGGTTATATAGAAGTGATCCACGCACATGAATTGGTGTCGCTTTGCCATAGATCGTTTGACTATTACCATAATTCGTTATGTTCGTAACCCCGCGTGGAAAGGACACATCTTCTGGAGGCAAGTTGTAAAAATACTGTCGAAATTCTTTAATGAACTTTTGTGTGTCTTTTTCAGTGCCATTGATAATGATATGGAAAATTTCTTTGAACTTAGAACGAACTTCAGCAGGCGTTGATGATTTGATCGCTTCAATGCCCATAATTTTGATCTTGGGTTCCGCGTATTGAACACCTTCAGAATTGTGGACATTCAAGATGTAACGCTTTTTCGCAGTCCAGATGCCGCGATTAGCGATAACTTCACGCGCCATAACCATACGCTTATCATAGGCATTCATATGCCCATACAAATCATCATACGACCTTTCGAGGAACGGGATGAAATGCTCCTTACATATATTATCAAGCGCCTTCACAGGATCGGCTGGTTTTAGTTTTTCGATAAAGGAACCGAAATTCACATAGACGGAATCCGTATCAATAGCGATCACATAATCTTTATTTTTGGTTTGAAGTATCTTATTCATTTCTGCGTTGATGGCGCGTTCTGCCCAACGGATTGTAAGTTGACCAGATAGCGTAATGCCTTCAGCCATCCGCATATCAAAATAACGGAAGTGTTTGTTGCCAAGTGCGCCATATAGTGAGTTAAGAAGAATTTTAATCGCCATTTGACGGTTTTCAAGTTGGTTGATCGAACGCTCAAGTTCAACAGTTTTCATCACTTGATACTGTTGTTCAGCTTCTAACATTTCTTTCTTAATCGCCTTGCGCTCATTATAATAGTCCACAATGATCTTGGGAAGAAAGCCTTGTTGTTCTTTACGATACGATGACCCATTTGCTGCAACGGATAAGTTCTTTTCAATAGCGTCTGATGAAACTGGAGTGTCCATATAATGATCAACACCACACACAAAGATGCCATCAATCCCGTGAACCAAAGTTTCGGGCGACATATTATATTGAACAATCAAGTTGGGATATAGCGAGTTGAGGTCAAAGGAAACAACCCAATCGTGTGCGCCAATATGTGGTTCTTTTACATAGCCACCCGGATATGGGTTCTTAATTTTATTGATATTGGGCGGAATTGCGATCTTAGAACGATGCAATTCTCGATAGATGATTGAATCCCAAATAGCAGTTGTTCCCATTGTGTCTTGATAATTAACACCACCACGATATGCCATAGTCAAGGCAAGCGTGATCAAATCCATCTTTTCATCAATCCTTTCGACAAGTTCAACATCCTTAATGTTATAGTCGATATATTTTTGATAGTTGCCTTTGTATAGGTTCATAAGACTACCATATTCTTCATAAGATAGCTTGCGTTCACCTAGTACGGTGTGAGCGATATGATCCAATTTATATGATTCTTGTGTTCCATATGAATAGCCAAACTTTTTAAACAATTCGATATAGTCTAGTGTTGCAATTCCTTTAATATCAAAAGAACTTGTTGGATTGCCAAACTGGACAATGTTACGCTGATCAATTAAATTCCAAGGGGATAGTGATCGGGCAGCTTTTTCTGATCCGAGCAATGTGATACGATTAATTAAATATGGAATATCAAAGAAACGAATATGCCATCCAGTGAGAACATCAGGATAATCATTCTTCCAAAACTCAATAAGTTTAACAAGCATTTCGACTTCATTCTTGCCGCGATGTTCTTGTATCGTGAGATGGGACATTTCGGACTTTTCTATGCTCCACTCGCCAAAGTGAAAAACATGATAGACCGAAGATTTGCTAGATTTGATCGTCACTGCCGTAATGGGGTGCCTTGCTTCTTCAGGCAATGGGAATCCGTCTTCGGAATGTACTTCAATATCAAAGTTGAATACATTAACATTTGACCGCTTGAACTTAATGTCATTCGGAAACTTTTCAGTGATAAATTGGTGAATGAAATTTGAAGTGCCATAAACTTCGCTATTAACAATATCATCATATTGCTTGATGAAATCCTTTGCGTCGCCCATACTATCGAATTGAATAGGTGCCACGGCCTTGCCCGACAATGTTTTCCATTCGCTTGGATTTGGTGTGTTTGCAAACATTGTCGGCTTGAACTTATATTTCTGCATAATCGCAGTGCCGTTATCTGTATATCCACGGTACAATAGAGAGTTGCCATATCTGGCTACATTGGTGTAAAAGGTCATATAGGCTCCATAATTTAAATCAGTGTAACACGGAAACGATGTGTCGTCAAGGTCTTATAACAGCAACCAAATGAATTCTACTATCATTACTACTATTAAATGCTGTGTGGTGTTTAGATGTGTCTGCCATAATCCATTTATTCTTAGGCATATGAAACACTTCATCTTCGATCACCATAAAACATCCTGTTTGTGTTTTGATGGGATAATGAAGTCTAGGGCATCCATCTTCGTGCCAAGTCAAACAAGTTCCTGGTTCCGACTTGAATATCCTTACTCGCCCAAGCTTGTATTTCGAATCCAGTTCGTTGTAAATGTTTTCAAATATAGTTCCTTTGAATACATCACACAAGACAGTAAAGTCTTTTTCTCTTAGCCTGTCAGACTTATCAAGATCAATTGGGTTTAAGTTTGTGTCTCGATTGTCCCAAACTTTTCGTTGCAATGCAGTCAAAGGACTTCCGAAGCCCAACATAAAATCTGACTCATGCCCCGGGACTGCATTGATACAAATTTGACCATTTTCTTCCAAGCAACGTAACACTTTTCCATCAATAGATTCTAAGAGATTATCATGTATAGGTAGATTTTCAATTTCTTTGAAATGTCTCATTTGTGACTTTCTATGTTGTTATTGCAAACCACCATCATATGAATTAAATGCCCAATATCTCTCTCGACACCACCAACACTCTTTACATGGAACAGTCGAACTTATCGTGCAACTATTCGTCAATTTAGACAATTCACTTATATCAAATTTTTTATATTGTTCCGAAATAAACCTTTTAGTGACAGTAGACCAAGGAAATTCATGTGGGTACATATCATTCAAGGCCCATATCTTTGCATCATCTCTCCAATCACCTATGTCTGGTCTTGATGAATGCGGCATACCCATACTAATGCCATCCAAAGTAAATTCACAATTGTATTTTTGCTTTAGGTATAATCTATTTGCACGAATAACATCGGTTTTATCTGAAAGTGGATTAAAAAACGGTGTGACTGACATTGGGGTTATGAAATCACATCCAGTATTATGTTCAATCCATTTTATCACATTCGCGACAACATTTGGTTCATCAATATTTTTGGCTTGGACATCATAACACACAATGGGGTATATTTTTACCCTATCACAATCATTTCTGTTTTGAATCATTTTCACCAATAGATATAGCATTAAACTTGAGTCTGCGCCACCTGATAGTTGAACACCTATGGCACTTATTTTTGATGGAAATTTATCGAAAAAATCCACAATTTGGCCGTCATATTCTAAAATCATATTACTCTTTCTACATACTATCAAAATGTCTTTTCATTTCATAGTGGTTATCAGTGAGATCATTCAACATTTCTTGGGCTTCGATAGCCACATCAAATTCATATCCGTCTTGGACATGATTAATAATATTCCAAAATTGTTCTTTATCCATCGAAGTCATGCAATAAACCGACATTGCTGCCATCATAAAATCAAATTCTGTTATATGTTCGTAAAGGTCTTCGTTCTTGTTGTCAGACATAAAAATACCCTCCTACTGTGTACGAAGGTATTTATCACTTTAAGGTTTAGTTGCTGGGGATACTTTAATCAAGTTTTAACACTTGTAAAGACTAATTACCGAATTACCAATCGACTGTATATCCATCAATATGTTTTAATTCTTTTATTTCTTCCATCATCATATGCCCAGAATACATTTCATAGATACGACCTTCAACAAATTCGCCATCCTTATATAGATTAGCGCCGTAGCTTCCAAAATCTTTCACTGTATCAAGGTCCACTGGATGTGGATATGTGTGAATCTTTCCCATTTTATTTCCTTTATGAATAAGTTTCTATAGTAACTGACCAGTAAGGCGGTCGACATTCGACCCATGCCATATTTTTAAAGGTTACGGCGTCGTCGCAATACAATGGACCAGTTACATAAGTGTCGCGTTCAGGACGACCATTTGGACCCAAATAACGATTTGCAAAGTCTTGTGCTTCGACTTCGGTTGTAAACACATATTCGTTGTTCTTGTGCATTGTGATGCCTTTCTCTTTAACTCACTTTCATATTACAGTGGGGTGGATTGGTTGTCAAGATAAAATTTGATATAAAATGAAAAATGCCCCCATATTTCTACAGAGGCATTTAATATTTTAACTCCAACCAGCTAGGTTGTTGTTTTGTACCATTCTGATCCTGCGTTCTAAGTCAGCGAGGTCAGTGGCTTTGGCATAGTATGCTTCTTCCATATCTCGGTAACTCATAGGCTTGATCGCGTTCCAGATTCTCTTAAACATTGTTAATATTCCTTCCTTGAACAATACACAATACTTCATTATATGAACAATTTCTATATTCAGTTTTATGAAGCATGTCTGCAATTGCGTGATCGGCTTTATCTTGTTGCCCATCTAGAATTGCTGTGAATACTTTAGTAAGGAATTTTCCAATGTGTTTAAAGAGTAATACGATTACCCTTTTCATCATGGGTAATATACTCGTCGCTGGCATCAGGCGACTCGTTAAGTAATTCTGGCTTAGTAGTTGGATGTGTGTCATTTTGACCCTCGTTTTTTCCAATTGAAATTTTACGAGGACGCTGATTTTCTGGGACGATAAACTTCAATTCAATTGCAAGAATCCCGTCTTGAATATCTGCTCCATGCACTTGCACGTGTTCTGACAACCTAAAAGTGCGTTTGAACTTCTTCGTGGAAATACCACGGTGAATGTATTCGCGACCTTTCTTCACATGATCACCTGTTACGGTGAGCGTTCTTTCCTGCAACGAAATATCAATTCCTTCTATGCTAAAACCTGCAACGGCAAGTTCAATCAGATAATCCGATTCTCCAGTTTTCAAGATATTATGAGGTGGATAATGATCGTGTGCGTGTTTTGTAACATGATCTAACTCTTTAAATAGATGATCAAATCCAACAAAAGCTGCGGATGGAAAGAGTGAAGTGTGTTTGTTATTGCTTGTCATTGTATTCTCCTAGAAAGCAAGATTGTTCGAACCCGATTATTCGGCATTCGATTGTATTTATAGTTTAGTTATCTATTAAATTTAAAAAACAATAGATGTTTTGTTTCGTGTAGTAAAGAAAGATTTGGGTGCGAATGGATGTAATCGGGGCAGGCTTTATGTTCTATATAAATGCCCCCATCCACAAGGTTGTTTAGCGCGTGATCCAACGCAGCCTGTTTAGCAATAGGCGACCCGTTCCATTCAGATAGGTCATTCCAAGCCAGTGCAATAGGTACGACATATTTTCTATTGCCAGATAAGTGCCTAACATCAATATCATTGATTTGTTCGTGTTTAAAAAAGTTTCCAATTTCAAATCCGAAGACTCTATCAGCGCCATATTTTTCAGATAATGTGTCTATCACGGCACCTCGCCAAGACCCATATTCGACAAGGTATCCTTCAGGAATATAAAATGTCGGTATTACTGTCTTGGCGATATTAACATTGTGCATTTCTTCTAACAGACCTCTTTCTGTTATCACAATATTGTACTCAATGCCTTCATTATCTAACTTATCTTTCACTTATTTGTTTCCGATATTATATTTCGGACAAAGTTCCCACTGATCTTTTTCTTTGTGTGGAATGATTTTGATTTGACGCAATGGAGCGAGTTCCATTGTTTCGATCTTTTTTGCAAACTGTACCAATCCCCAATCACTCAATAGTGTGGTAATTGTATTCCGCCGGGCCATATCATTTTCTTCAAGATTCGATTTCTTGCCGTCTAACAAGAATAATTCTTTGAAATGCACAATGAAATATCTGCCTTGTTTGTGCAGAATGTGACACGATTGATATAGTTTTTTATCTTTTCGTGAGGCAACACCAATGCGAGTTAGCGTTTCTCTCACTTTTAAAAAGTCATCTGGCTCTTGTAGCAATACTTCGAGCATATCAGATGGAGTCCATTGGACATTATTATTTTCTTTTTCCACCTTTACTTACCTTTTCTCTCAAAATTTTAATCTGATCTAGTGTTAAGAGGGGTAAGATTTGGCGTGCTTTATCATTACTATAGCCATAATATTCTTTAACCACTTCAACATCATTAATCAATTCAGGTTTGTTCCATTTAGAAAAGCGTTTCCGTTTCCTAACTATATTTATAAGAAAATCATATTGTAGTTTTGAGTCGAGATGGTATAGTCGGTTCATTTCATTAGCCATTAAAACAGTATCATTGAAATATGATAATGACTTATTTACCATATATGGTGCGTACCCTTTCTCGGCTATGTCATCCACCATAATGTTTTTTTTCGTGGCGTTAATAGAATTCACATATTCAAATGGATTCATAATTTACTTTCATCATCTTGGAAATGCAGATTCGATTTACATTTCCGCGTTTATATTCATTATATTTTTCTGAGAAATCCCATCCAAAGATTATTGTACTAGATGGCATAATTCCCAATATATCACAAATTTCCTTTTGTTGCAAGCGGTACTTGTTAAACATATCATCGGGCGAATATTTATCTATTAAGTCGTAGTGAATCATGGCACTAGCAGTAAAGGGGTATTGCCAATCAGAATAAACACTAACTGGATACACATCCTTTGTATATAGTAACCCAACACGCTGCCAACCAGTGCCAAATGTTTTAGATAAAGAAAAACACACTGAATGTATATTTTCGTATTTGGAAAAGTCAAAGTCGATACCTGAACATATACCAAAGAACGCACAATCAATGAATATCGGCACTCCGAGTTTATCCGCTTCAGCAATCTGTGCATGGGCGCACTCACCATCACGCGACGCTGGATGACTGATAATAATAACATCCGCTTCTGATAGATTTTTTGTTATTCTGTCAGGAAAAACCTTTTCGTGATACCCATATTCCCCATCAAAAATGCCAATCTTATCATATATTGAATATGTTTGATTGAAAGCGTCAGTGATGCCAGACACTATATGACTTTCTTTTGGTAGCCCATCAACAATTTGAGATGAACTGTGGACCCATTCAATGAACTTATTATGAAACTTTTGATATGATTCCAAATTGTAGTCGCCATGAAATTCAATAGGTCTGGCGGCAGTTGTGGGATATGTCATAATAGGGCTTTTAATTTCGGGACTAGATTGGGGTTAATCTTACTTAGCCAAGTATCAATACTATATTCTTCAAACTCTCGCGTGGCTTTTGATCG